TGTCCTTTTCTCTGATTCAGTAGGTGTCCTTGAAATCAGAGAAAAGGACACAGATGCCCAGGCGAAATACGTTATTTATTGGTATGTTGACAGAGTAGACAAGGGCAAGAAGAAAATCACAAGGATTCAGGTATGGGATAAGGACCAGGTGGCCTTTTATGTGAAAGAAGGTGACGGACATATCACACTGGATGAATCGGAAGCTACGAATCCAAGACCGCACACCATCTACAAGAAGGGTGATGCAACGGAACTTTATTCAAAAAGCTTTGGTTTTATTCCCTTCTTCCGTTTGGATAATAACAAGAAGCAGTTTTCCGGGCTGAAAGCTGTCAAGGATTTGATTGATGATTATGATATTCATGCATCAAGCCTTACAAATAACCTGATTGACTTTGACACACCGCTTCATGTAGTGAAGGGCTTCCAGGGTGACAACTTAGACGAATTGCAGACCAACATCAAGACAAAGAAGGTGGTTGGTGTTGATGAAGGCGGTGGAATAGAAGTTCACACGGTAGATGTTCCCTATCAGGCAAGGAAAGAAAAGCTTGAACTTGACGAAAAGGGCATTTACAGATTCGGCATGGGATTGAACACCGCAGGACTAAAGGACACCAATGCAACCACAAATGTTGCAATCAAGGCTGCCTATTCATTGCTTGACCTTAAATGTTCAAAGCTTGAAATCAGACTGAAACAGTTCCTGCGTAAGCTTTTAAAAGTAGTTTTACAGGAAGTCAATGAAGCAAACGGCACTGATTATCAGATGAATCAGGTTTATTTTGATTTTGGGCATGAAATTATGAGCAATGCAGAAGAAAATGCAAGAATTGAACTGACAAACGCACAGAAAAAGCAGGCTGAAATCAACACATTGCTTGGTTTGGCAACACACCTGGACAATGAAACGGTGATGCAGTTAGTGTGTGAACAGTTAGATATTGACTACAACGAAATAAAAGGGAAGCTTCCTGATCCAAACGAAGCAGACAATGCCTTGACGGATGCACAGGGGGCATTGAACATGGCAGGTGATGTGATTGAAGAAGTATGACAAAGAGATATTGCAGGCACAATTAAATGACGAAAAGGCAGCACTTGAAGCATTAAAGCAGATATACAAGGATGCGGAAACCCTTATCAATTTAAGGCTTGCACAACTTCTTGGAAGGCAGGATGCAGACCTTCCACACGTTATCTACCAAGTGGAATATCAAAGGATGCTAAAAACCCAGGTACAAGCAATCCTGGAACAATTACAGGCCAGTGAATTTGAAACCATATCAGAATACTTGACAAATTCATATAATAATGGATATATCGGTGCCTTGTATTCAATGCAATGTCAGGGTGTTCCGCTTATCTTTCCGATTGACCAGGAAGAAGTGGCAAGGGCAATCAAACACGAAACAAAGCTGTCTGATAGCTTATACACAGAGCTTGGCCATGATATAAAGGATATGTCAAAGAAGATTGCAGGGGAAATCAGCCGTGGAATTGCATCTGGCAAGGGATATGGTGAAATTGCACAAAGAATTGCAGATAATACCAACATTCCTTTGAATAACGCAATGCGGATTGCAAGAACAGAATCCCACAGAATACAGTGCAAGTCAGCAATGGATGCACAGCACAAAGCAAAGTCAAAGGGTGCGGATGTAGTCAAAGAATGGAACTCATACCTTGACGGAAAGACAAGACCGCATCACAGAAGGCTTGATGGACAAATCAAGGAACTGGATGAACCCTTTGAAGTTGGTGGAATGAAAGCCATGTTTCCCGGTGGTTTTGGTGATCCGGCTGAAGATTGCAATTGCAGATGTGCTTTATTGCAAAGGGCAAGATGGGAACTGGATGATGAAGAAACACAGTACCTTGGCAATGTCAGTGAAATGGCGGATGAACAGAAGAAGGAAATTGCTGAAAAGCTTGGCATTCCTGTTGATGAATTGGGCCAGTACAGTGATTCGATTGTTCCTATTAAGGCAAAAAACCTTGAAGATTTCAAGAACAAATACAACAAGATATGGCACTATGAAGGCAGTGATGAACAGAAGGTGAATCTTGCAAATGCGGAATTTACAAGATTGTTCACCGAATCCCAGGGTGGGAAAACAGCCTTGCATGACATTGTATCACAGCCGGTCCGAAGTAGTGTACAAAAGACAAGGAAAGTGGCTGAAACCCTTGAAAATACTGGAAAAGTGGTATAATTAAAGTAGGAATAGTGCAGGATGCTATCGACACCGGCACAGTGTCAAAAGAAATCAATGCGGATAAGCAAAACAGGCATATAAAAGGCAGTGACGGATATATAGAAGGTAGAAGCTATATAAAAGGAACTGTTGAAGATGCACAGAAGCTTATTGAAGAATTGAGCGGAACCGGGGAACCTGTTTATAAGCCGAATGGCGAATGGAACAACAAGGAAAAGGTGACCGCAGACAAAGTTATCGGTGTAAACATTGATCCAAAAACAATGCAGGAAACGGACACTGCAAAAGCAACTATCCATTATTCAAAAACAGGTTCGCACATTGTACCTAGGAAGGAAGAATGATATGAATTTGAAAAATTATTATAATAAAAAAGTGCATATTGTTGATTCTTCAGGTAAAGAGTGGGAAGGACTTGTTGACACATATTTTCATCCTGAAGAAAATGATTCAGGAAATGAAAGCATTATTGTAAAAACTGAAACAATTTCTGTTGAGTTTGAACAGTCAGACATTGCAGAAATTAAAGAAGCAAAATAGAAAGCATCTTGCAAATAGGCAGGGTGCTTTTTTAATGCAAAAATATTTTAACAAGAAAGCAGAGGAGCGTGATATTTGGGCCGAGAGGTGAACGATATGAAGAAATAAACGAAGAAAACTAAAATTAAATATCTGATATAAGGGCAGTCATAGTGGCTGCCTTTTTATATGCAAAAAAAGAAGGGAGATTGAAACTATGAAAATTGATTGGATCAGAAAACTCACATCAAGAAAGTTTTGGGTTGCGGTGGTTGGACTTGTAACATCCACAATGCTTGTATTTGGTATGGCAGAAAGTGAAGTATCACAGATTGCCGGTATCATCATGCAGGCAGCAACAATCCTTGGTTACATTATCGGTGAAGGTTTGACAGATGCAAACAGCACCAATGTGATTGAAGTTGAAGCGGTAGAAACAAAAGAAGAATAAAGAAGGGCGGTGCAACAATGATTATTGCGATTGATGCAGGGCATGGATTGACCACATCCGGCAAAAGATGTATGAAATCCATTGATCCGAATGAAACAAGGGAATGGTGGCTGAATAACCGCATTGCAGACAGATTGGAAGTATTGCTTGCAAGCTATGACTGCAAAATCATCCGTGTTGACGATACAACCGGGGTGAAGGACATTTCCCTTGCAAACAGAGTAAAAGCAGCAAACAACGGCAAAGCAGATGTGTATATCAGCATTCACCACAATGCAGGTGCAAATGGTAGCACGGCAGGTGGAACAGAAGTGTATTATTACAGTTCAAAGGCTGAAAGAAAGACACAGGCAACGGCATTATACAATGCATTGATGAATCAAACAGGGCTGAAGGGCAACCGTGCAACACCTGTCAAGAAATATGCATTTTATGTGTGTAAGAACTCAAAGATGCCTGCTTTCCTGATTGAAAATGGGTACATGGACAGCAAGACTGACACACCAATCATTCTGACATCAGGACACGCAGAAAAGACAGCACTTGCAATCTTGCGTTTCTTGGTTGAACAGTTTGAGTTGAAGCAGATTGTCAAAGAGCCTGCACCCACAGAAAAGCCCGGCACAACATACCGTGTCCAGGTTGGTGCATACAGTGTGAAGGCAAACGCAGAAGCAATGCAGAAGAAATTAAAAGCATCAGGATATGATGCAACCATAGTACAAGGATAAACGGCATCCATAAGGGTGCCTTTTTATATGCCCTGAAGGTGGCATATATACCTTCAAATATGACCTGCCATAAGTCATTAAAACTGGGCTGTCGCAGTGGTGAAACCACAATTAAAAACACAGACAACGAAAGGAAAACGATATGGAATTTTTAAAAGAAATCTTAGGTGAAGAACTCTTTGCACAGGTTGCAGAGAAAATCAATGCACACAACGGCAATGAAGCGAACAAAGACAATCAGATCAAGATTGGAAACCTTGGAAAAGGTGAGTATGTAGCTTCCGGCAAGTACAACGCTTTGCAGGACACCTTGGCCGGTAAAGATGCAGAAATCGCAAATGCAAACAATTTGATTGCGGAACTGAAGAAGGAATCCAAAGGCAATGCAGAAATGCAGCAGAAGTTTGCTGATTATGAAGCGGAAAACGCAAAACTTCAGCAGGAACTTCAGGACACCAAACTCAAATCAGCAATCAAGGTGGCATTGCTTTCCGAAAAGGCGGTTGATGTTGATTATCTGACATTCAAATTGAATGAAAAACTGAAGGAAAAGGGTGAAACCCTGGAACTTGATGAAAATGACAATATCAAAGGTTGGGAAGATAGACTTTCCGGCTTGAAAACGCAGTTCCCGACAATGTTTGAAGGGAAAGGCAAAGACGGTTACCAGGTATTAGGTGACAACAGGCTTCCTGAAGGTGACGGTGAAAGAAATACAGAACCGAGCAGCCTTGCAGAAGCATTGAAGATGCAGTACGAAACAAAAAACTAATAAAGAAAGGTTAAAATGGTGAAAATTATGCCCATCACATTAAACGAAATGAAAGTCGGTATGTCCGACAAGATCAGTCAGCAGGTTATTGATACTTTTGTCCGTGAATCGGAAGTTCTTGAAATGCTTCCTTTTGACAACAGTGTATCACCTTCAGGCGGTAGCACATTAACTTATGGATATGTTCAGAAGAAACTTCCTTCAACCGCTGCATTCCGTGCTATTAACACAGAATACGGTGCATCACAGGCAACTGTTGAAAAGAAGTCAGTTGATTTGAAGGTATTCGGTGGAAAGTTTGAAATTGACCGTGTTATCAAGCAGGCAGAAGGCCTTTACAACAACATGGCACTTCAGATGGAAGAAAAGATCATTGCAGCAGTTGGAACATTCCACAATGCAATGATTAACGGTGATTCTGCAAAAGATGCAGATTCTTTTGACGGTTTGGACAAGTTCCTTGTTGGACAGTCAACAGAGTATGGCACTGACAAGGTGATTGACTTATCAACCATGGAACAGTTGAAAGCAAACGCTGATGTGTTCTATGAAGCATTATTGAAGCTTATCAATTCAACCGGTGCCCATGCAATCATGGTAAATGCTGATATGAAAACAAAGATTCAGACTGTTGCAAGAATCCTTGGTTACAAGACTGAATCTGAAGAAGCATTCGGTAGAACCATCACAACGATTGGTGAAGGCAAGGTGCGAATCATTGACCTGAAGAATGTTACCGAAGTAACAGGTGAAGGTGATGAAAGAGTTGCCACTGAAAAACCTATCATTGGTGTGAAGGAAAGAACTGTTGCAGGTTCAGCAACAACCGGTATTACTGATATTTATGCAGTAAAATTCGGTGTGCTTGACGGATTCCACGGTGTAACACTTACAGGAAACAGTGCAATCAACAAATACCTTCCTGACTTCAACACACCCGGTGCAGTTAAAGAAGGCGAAGTTGAAATGGTTGCCTGCGTAGCATTGAAGAATGTGAAGTCTGCAGGTGTACTCCGTAACGTAAAAATTGCGTAATTAGATCAAGAATAAGGGCAGTTTTATACTGCCCTTTAAAGAAGGGAATAGGTGAATAATATGGCAGAAACAAAGACAACTGCAAAGGCAGAAACAAAGGCAGAAACAAAGACAACTGCAAAGGTTTATATCGTTGAAACACCGGTGAAGAATTACAACGGTGTTGGTGCAGGCGGTGTCCAGTTTGCTTATGGCAAAGCTGAAGTGAACGAAGGTTGGGTTCTTGATTGGTACAAGGAACACGGCTATAAAGTCACTGAAAAGAAATAATGAAAGGGGGATTTCCCTATGATTATTTCGGTTGAAGAATTAAGACAGCATATTACAACAGATAAAACAGACCAGGTGCTTGAAACAATGCTTCAGGCCCTGGAACTGTCAATCCGTAAATATACCAATAACAACTTCCAAAACCGCAATAAACGGTTTCGCACCAATATTGCGAATGGCAGTTTTCATTCCTTCTCTTATCCTTGGTTGTCGGAAGGTGACACAGTGCAGATTTCGGAATCGAAGTTCAATGATGGCCTGTATGTCCTTTCCGACAATATGGGGCTGATTGATGAAAAAGATGTCCTTGTCACAAAGGTTGAATATCCGGCTGATGTGAAGATGGGGGTTGTGAACTTGGCAAAATGGGAACTGGAAAACCGTGAGAAAGTAGGCATTCAGTCTGAAAGCCTTTCACGGCATTCTGTGACCTATTTCAATATGGATGGGGATAATTCCACTATGGGTTATCCCAAGTCTTTGTTGGGCTTCTTAAAGCCCTATATGAAGGCAAGATTTTAAGGGGGTGTTGACATTGATAGGTGGAAACACAACCGCAGTTCTTCAAGTGCGTACTGTGACCAAGAATGAATATGGAACACAGGCAGAAACGTGGCATGATGCTATGGAACTGACAGGGTGGCTTGATTATCAGTCAGGTGATGCCCGGTATGGCAGTTATAATGCCAAAATTCAAGAATCCACACATATCTTTATTTGCGATTATAAGCCCATTCCTGACACTTTAGAAGTCGAAGGCAAAACTGTTCGGGTAAGTACAGAAAACGCAAGGATGGTGGTAAATTCGCAGAGATATGATGTGATTCTGATTGACAATCCTATGAATCTAAACAAACAACTTGAAATCTATCTGAAGTATACAGGGGGGCAGTGATATGGCAGACATTGAGTTCACAGACAATAGTGTTCGTGTCAAGGCTGCCCTTGATGATGCAGTCATATCATGGTTGTATGAAGCAGGCGGTGCCTTGGAAACACAAACCAAGAAGAACACTAGCAACAGAAACTATGGAAAACGTGATGTGAAGAACAGTTGGAAATACACTGTTGACGAATCAAAGAAGGAAGCACAGGTGGGAAGCAATCTTGAAGCTTCCTACTGGGAAGAATTTGGAACCGGTGAACACGCACTATACCACAACGGAAGAAAGGGTTGGTGGGTGTATGTGGAAGGCAATGACAGCCCTTCTGCAAATCAAAAGATGTACACCGAAAGGGAAGCAAAGGCAGTTGCAGCAAGTATGCGAAGAAAGGGCCTGGATGCACACGCAACCAACGGAAATGAACCGAACAGACCACTGTTCACAGCTTTCACAATGAAAAAGGCAAGCATCATCAAAAGACTTCAAACAATAATGGGGAATAAGTTCAATGAGTAAAGCAGTAAGAAAAACCATAGCAGATGCAATGGAAGCCCTTGAATTTAATTATGCGTACCTGGAATGGTTGGATGAACCGGTAGACCTTTATGCCACAGGGGAATATCAGGAAGGGGAAGCATTAGACGAATCCGGTCAACAGGAAGGCACATTTATGCTGACAGTTGTATCAAGGAAGGGCATTGAAGCACTGGAAGAAGCAACAGAAACAGTTAAACAATATTTTGATAAAGTATCAGGCAAAACGGTCATTGCTGACAACGGTTCAGCAGTGGCCATTTTTTATGCCGGTAGTTTCCCGGTCCGAACAATGGATGCGGAACTGAAAAAGATGCAGATCAATTTAAGTATTAAAGAATGGAGTGTGAAATAATGGCATACGAAGAATTGAAATCAAGCGGTATTACCACTGATACACCGAAAAACATTATGTTGGGTGCAGGTACCATTCACAAGGGCCTTGCATTGGCAGATGGCAAGTGGAACTTTGAAGAATCCTTAATCGGTGCAACTTCAGGCGGTTCCAAGTTCAGCATCATCCCTGAATATACCAATATTGAAGTGGATGGTGCATTGGTTAAGGTTAAGGGCCTGACTGTAAAGACAGGTGAAACCGCAACAATGGAAGTAAACTTCCTTGAAATGACACCTGAATTATTGAAGATGTGCGTGGTTGGTGATGTTAAGGCATCCACTGACTATGAAGGCTACACAGAAATCAAGTCAAGGGCAAGGGTTGAAGAAGGTGATTACATTGAAAATCTTGCTTATGTGGGCAAGAAAACAGATGGCACACCTATCATCATTATTTTTGCACAGGCAATCTGTACATCAGGCCTTGAAGTAGAAGGCAAGAACAAAGAAGCAGGTGTGTTCAAGGGTACTTTTGAATGCGTTGCAGACATCAGCCCTGAAGCGGACACATTGCCTTGGAAGATTTTATATCCGACACCGACAGTGTAAGGGGGTAGCGTATGAAAGTAAAAGTAATTGAACCTTTTAAGGACAAGACAACCGGCAAGGTGAATGACACCAAAACGGTGCTTGAAGTAACCGAAGCAAGATTCAAAGAAATCAAGGGTTACGTTGTCAAAGTAGAAGAAGAGAAGAAAGAGCCTGCAAAGAAATAGGAAGGAAGGATTGAACAATGGAAAATACAGAAAAAAAATATGAATTAAGACCTTTGGTTGCATCTGATATGGGTGCGATCTGTAAGATTATAACGGCAATCGGGGTAAGACAGTTTAAGGACTGTTTCAAGGTAGAAGATTTCAAAGGGGGCAATGTTGAAGCAGTTGGATTCAATGTTGTTTTCGATATTGTTGGAATCATTCTTGCAAACTTCCCGAAGGCAGAAGAAGAAATTCAGACATTCCTTGCTAGTGTATCAGGCAAGAAGATTGCTGACATCAAGAAGATGCCTATTGCTGATTATGGTGAAATGATTATGGATGTTGTGACCAAGGAAGATTTCAAGGATTTTTTCAAACGTGTTATGAAGTTGTTCAATCGGTAGGTTTTATAAGATTCATGGACTTGCTTGCCCAAAGGTATGCAAGTCCTTTTCTTATACTTGACGAGTTTATCAAAACAAAACAGCTTCATGACTTTACGATTGAAGTATTAAAAACGATTGCAGAAGAAAAGATTCATGATGCCCGGTGGCAGTTCTATTTGCACAAAGTCTTTGATATGTCATTTGAAGATTATGTGAAATTGTGCGAAAAGGAACCTGAACCGGAAATGTCACATGAAGAAATCGGCAACACAATCAACGAATCAAAGAAAATGTTAGAAGGTTTTATTCCTTCATAAAGGTAAATGCTTATGGAATTGTTCAAGCTATTTGGCAGAATAGCCATTGACAATACAGAAGCAAACAACGCACTTGATGAAACAACCACAAGGGCAAATGCCACGGCAAGTGAAACGGAATCAGCATTCACAAAGATTGGCGGTGTAGCAGGTAAGATTGCAACCGGAATCGGTGTGGCAGGGCTTGCAATCGGTGGTGCATTCATTGGTGCGGTAGAAAGTACAAGAGAATACAGGGCAGAAATGGGCTTGCTTGAATCTGCCTTTTTAACAGCCGGGCATAGTTCGGAAGTAGCAAAAACAACATATTCAGAATTGAATGCAGTCCTGGGGGATTCAGGGCAGGCGGTGGAAGCATCACAACACCTTGCAAAGATTGCTGACAATGAAGAAGAATTGGCAGGATTGACACACACCTTGACCGGTGTATATGCCACATTTGGTGAAAGTTTACCACTGGAAGGATTGGCAGAAGGTATCAATCACAGTGCTTCTTTGGGGGAAGTACAAGGAAGCCTTGCAGATGCCCTTGAATGGTCAGGAATCAGCGTGGAATCGTTCAATGATAAGCTTGCAAAGCTGAAAACTGAAGAAGAACGGCAAGACCTGATTGTTAAGACATTAGAAAAGACATACAATTCCGCATCCGTTCAGTATAAGGAAACCAACAAGGATATTATTGAATCCCGGAAGGCACAGGAACGATTGACAGATGCAATGGCAGAAGTGGGCAGAGTTGGTGAACCCATAATGACCGCAATTAAGAATGCGATTGCATCAATGGCAGAAAAGGCGGTTCCGGTGATAGTCAGTATGGTGGATGGTTTCAGGGATATGAAAACGTGGGTGCAGGAAAATGAAAGCACTGTTCACAAGTGGGTTGGTGTGATTCTTGGTGCAATAACAACCATTGGCACATTTGTTTTGATAATGAAATTCGGTGCCATTATGACAGCAGCATCAAACGCAATAAAGGTTGTCAGAACCGCAATGCTAGGCCTGAATGCAGCTATGCTTGCAAATCCCATTGGTGTGGTTGTGGCACTTCTTGCAGGGCTTGTGGTGGCCTTTATATACCTATGGAATAATGTTGAAGGATTCCGCAATTTTTGGAAAAAAACCTGGAACACCATAAAATCACTTGCATCATCCGCAGGAAAATCTATCAAGAAAGCCCTTGTGGATGCTTGGAACGGCATCAAAAAAGCTTGGTCCAGTGTCGGAAAATTCTTTCAGAATATTTGGTCCGGCATCAAAAAAGCTTTTTCTGCCACAACATCATGGTTTTCCAATCTTTTTAAAAAGGCATTGAACGGTGTGAAATCCGCCTGGAATGGTGCAAAATCCTTCTTTTCGGGCATTTGGTCAGGCATCCGTGGTGTTTTCGGTTCCGTGGGTTCGTGGTTTAGAAGCACTTTTCAGAAAGCTTGGTCAAATATAAAATCCGTCTTTTCGGGTTGGGGTTCCTTCTTTTCCGGTTTATGGTCGAAGGTGAAAGCAAAATTCGGTTCCATTGGTTCATCAATCGGAACTGCAATGGGAAATGCCGTGAAAAACGGAATGAATGGTGCATTGTCAAAGGTAGAAAGTGCAATCAATAAAGGCATTGGCCTTATTAACAGTGCCATACGGCTTGCTAATAAGCTTCCAGGCATCAATGTTGGAACACTAGGAAAGATAAGCCTTCCAAGGCTTGCAAAGGGCGGTGTCCTTGAACGTGGTCAAGTCGGACTGTTAGAAGGTACAGGTGCAGAAGCGGTGGTTCCGCTACACAACAATAAAAAGTGGTTATCAAAGCTTGCAGAAGATTTGGATAAAATTCAGCAGGCAAGAACACCACAACAGAACAATGACCGATTAGAAGCAATGATGCAACGTATCATTGAATTACTGGAAAAGCAACAGGGAATGCAAGTTTGCCTTGATTCCGGTGTATTGGTCGGGGAACTTACAACACCCATCAATAAGAAACTGGGTGAGATATACAACAAAAACAACAGGGGAAACACAAGGGGCTGATGATTTCAGCCCTTTTTTAATATACGAATGAAAGGGGTGAGATAACCCAATGGAATTGTTCAAAATCGTTGGAACAATTGCGGTGACCAATACAGAAGCGAACAATGCCCTTGACGAAACGGCAGACAAGGCATCCGGTACGCATAGCAAGATTTCAACCGCTTTTAAAGCAATCGGCAATGCAGCCTTGGCAGCCGGAAAAGTGGTTGCAATGGGAATGGCAACCATCACAACGGCATTTATTGCACTTGGTACATTGGCGGTCAACTACAATTCCCAAATGGAACAGTATCAGACTTCCTTTGAAGTAATGCTTGGATCACAAGAACAAGCATTGGATATGGTTGAACAACTAAAGGAAGCAGCAGCAAAAACACCATTTGAAATGAAAGACCTTGCATCCACAACGCAACTTCTTTTGAATTACGGACTAACCGCAGATGAAGCAAAAGACAAGCTGATGATGCTTGGTGACATTGCCCAGGGTGATGCGGATAAGATGCAGAGAATTGCAACGGCTTATGGACAAATGAGTTCAGCCGGTAAGGTATCACTGGAAGATATTAAACAGATGATTGAAGCAGGCTTCAATCCATTGCAGGAAATTTCAGAAACAACCGGGGAATCAATGGAATCCTTGTATGACAGAATTTCAAATGGAACCCTTACGATTGATGAAATCACGGCATCCATGGAACGAAGCACGGCTGAAGGCGGTAAATACTTTCAGTCTATGGAAAAGCAAAGTCAAACCCTTTCAGGTAAGCTTTCCACCTTGAAAGATACCATCAACAGTGCCTTGGGTGAAGCATTTTCAAGCGTTAGTGACATATTGAGCGGTGATGTAATTCCGAAGCTGACAGAATTGGCACAGACATATATCCCTGTTTTGGGTTCTGTTTTGGAACAGATATTGCCACCTGTCATGCAGGCGGTGGAAGAAGCCTTGCCTTTGGCGGTCAGCTTGCTTGATATGATAATTCCAATGGTGCTTCAGTTCGCAGAAGAAGTCGGGCCTATGATCGGGCAAACCTTGTCAACAGTTCTTCCACTGATATTGACAACGGCACAGGAAATCTTGCCGAAATTGTATGAAATGCTGTCCAAGGTAAGTGAATCAGAACTGTTTGGCGAAACATTCACCAATACACTGAATGCATTGGTTGATATTTTTATGGCTTGCTTTGACCTTATATATTCCGGTGTGTCAGGCTTCCTTATGTTGCTTGATGGTGATATAACCGGGTGGACCTTGAACGGCCTTGAATTTTTCAGGCATGTTGGTGAAATCCTTATTGGAATATGGACTGTTTTGTGGGAAACCATCCTGAAGTACGTTGTGCTTGTCTTGAAGAATATTGGGCAGGAAATATGGGGATTTATTGTTGATATTGGCACAAAAATCCGAACAAAAATTTCTGAAACACTTACTCAAATAAAAAGCACGTTTACAAACAAATTCACGGAAATCAAGAATGCAATCCAAAGTAAGATACAGGATGCCATTCAGGTTGTAAAAGACGGAATCGACAAACTGAAATCATTCTTTGATTTTGAATGGTCACTTCCTCAATTGAAGATGCCACATTTCAAGATTGAAGGTGAATTTAGCCTGAATCCACCGTCTGTGCCTTCGTTGGGTGTTGATTGGTATGCAAAGGGTGCTGTCCTTAATGATCCGACTGCATTCGGTATGAACGGAAACAAATTGATGGTAGGCGGTGAAGCAGGCCCTGAAGCAGTTGCACCGATTTCCACTTTGCAGAAATATGTTGCAGATGCGGTGGCAAGTCAGAATGCAGACCTTGTGGAAGTGCTTTATAAAATCCTTGCTGCAATCCTATCAATGGATGGAAACATGGGTGCAAATATGCGTGAAGCCCTTGCAGGAACATCCCTGGACATTGACAGACGAGAATTTGCACGATTGGTGAAGGCGGTGAACTAAAGATGCTTGAAAGAATAACATATAAAAACCATGTGAATGAAGTGCTTGAATTTGGCACAGGCGGTTTGTTTGTCAATGAAAATGATTTGCATGATTTCACATGGGGGGTAAACAGTAAAAACAATAGAATATCATCATTCAACAGGGGGGTTATAACCAAAAACCTTCCTGTTGTGATTGCCTGCACATCTGAAGCGGATGGAATCGAAAAGCGAAATAAACTTTTTGAGATTATGGAAAAGGATGTGCTTTCAAAGAAACACGGCAGAATCATCATTGGTGATTATTATTTGAAGTGCTTTGTTACAGGTTCCAAGAAATCAAATTATCTGCAAACCAAACGGCAGTTGTTAGTGACCTTGACAATATCAACGGATTTTCCGTCATGGATCAAGGAAACAATCACAACCTTTGGATATGGTGCAGGTATGAAGGGAAAGAACTTGGATTTCAACAATGATTTCCCTTATGATTACGCATCCGAACTTGCAGCAAAGCCCTTGAATAACACAGGCTTTGTTCCCAGTAATTTCAGAATGAACATATATGGTCCGTGTGAGAATCCGAAGGTGACGATTGCTGGGCATGATTATGAAGTATCGGTCAGTGTAGCAGTGAACGAATACCTGACCATTGATTCAATCAGTAAAACAATAGTGCTGACACACACAGACGGAAGCACAACGAATTGCTTCAATCTAAGGAATAAGGAATCATATATCTTTGAAAAGATGCCTTCGGGTGTGTCAAATGTGACAAGCAGCACGGATTTCAAGTTTGACATCACACTTCTTGAAGAAAGGAGTGAACCGAAATGGACTTGATTTATATGAACGAAAAAAAGGAAGATGTCGGTGTGGCACTGGATGCCACACTTGACCTTGCCTTTGGTAGTGATGAAAACGATTTTGAATGCAAGATTGTTTCCGTAAACCATTGTTGCGAAGCAGGCTATTATATGTATTATGAAGGCACTGAATACGGTGGAATTGTGGATGATATTTACATCAATACAGATGCGGATGAAATCACATATCATGGCAGAACATGGCATGGAATCCTAGATTCAAAGATAATGGAACCGGATGCAGGGGAAGATTATCTTGTTCTTAATGGTGAAGCCAATGAAATGCTTGCATTCCTTGTGGCTAGAATGGGGCTAGAAGGCTTATTTAAGGCTTCAGAAACCGATTCGGGCATAAATGTCCACAACTACAAAATGAACCGCTATATAAGCGGATATGAAGGCATCAGAAAGATGCTGAAGGCAAGCGGTGCGAAGTTAAACATTGCATTCAAGGATGGATTTGTGGAACTATCGGCAAAGCCTATTGTCAATTATGCGAAGGATGAACAATTCGACACGGACCAAATCGGTTTTGACATCAAGAAGCGGTATCATCCTTTGAATCATGTGATATGCCTGGGCAAAGGTGACCTTGCGGAACGTGAAGTGATTCATGTATATGCGGATGCAGAAGGCAATATCAGTGACACGCAGGTGTTCTTCGGCATTGATGAAGTGACAGATATATATGAAAATGTAAACGCAGAAAACAGTGAAGAATTGCGTGAAGGCGGTATCGAACGGATTCAGAAATCGTGGGCAAGCAATGAAGTGAAATTTGATTTCACGGCTGAAGATTATATCTATGATATAGGTGATATTGTCGGTGCAAAGGAACGCTTGACCGGAATTGAAGTCAATGCAGAAATCACAAAAAAAATCGTAAAAATACAGAAAAACGAAACAACTATTTCATACAAGGTGGGTGAATAAATATGGGAAAAGTACATTTGATAACAGGTTATAAAGGTGAAGAACATATTCAGTCAGCGGATCAGGGAAGCTTCAATGCTTCCTTTTTTGGTGGCGGTGAATATGTCATGGAAGCAGGCAATCAGTTTGAAGCTTCCATAATGGATAATAACACGGTCAGAATCCTTGACGGTGATTTGCTGATGCAGGGCAGACACATCCGCATTGAACCCGACACATACGAAGATATGACTATCACAACAGGAACCGCAGGTGTGAACCGCATTGACCTGATTGTGATGCAGTATAGCAAGGACACTTCCACGGATATTGAATCAGCGGAATTGGTGGTCATTAAGGGAACGGAAGCGGAAGGAACCGCAACCGAACCTGAATATACTTCAGGGAATATTTTACACGGTGCAACTTTGAATCAGATGCCCTTGTATCGTGTAAAGGTGGAAGGTGTGGTATTGACCGAGATTGAACCCTTGTTTAATGTGATTCCCACATATAAAACCCTTGCAGAACAGTGTGCAAAGCAGTTTCAGGAAGCTTGTGATACTTATATCGGCTTGCTGAACATCCTTGACACCATGGAAGAAGTAGAAGCAAACACGCAGGAAGGACAGCTTGCAGGTGCATTGTCTGTAAAGGAATTGAAGAATACATTGCAGACTGCGATTGACACCAAACTCCCCTTAGCAGGTGGTACTATGACTGGAAAACTAAGCGTACAAAATGTTGAGCCAACCACCGCTTTAACTAACGCTTGCGGTTCTTATGCAAAACCTTTTCACGGAATGTACGCAGGAAAACATGTACTTGTTGATAGCAGTGGTAGAGATGTCGGCTCTATAGTAAACGGTGTGACTGGCACGCCATCCACAGAAGGATTGGCAAGGTTGCAACTAGGAAATAATATTGCACAAGGAGAAGATGGAAATTCAACAGGGGAACTTATTCTATTCAATGCCAAAGGAGCTTATACCAATGTAGTCCCATCCGATACCAATACCTCTAACATTTGGCACGTACTTCCAAGCAAAGCAGGATATATCCCAGTTGTTTCGGTTGTGGGAAATACTATTTATATTGATACTTAAAAAGGGGGTGTCACGTACGAATGCAAATAATATCAAACGAAGCTGCAATAGATAACGTGGTGCATAACGGAGTAGCTATGGACGCAGTTGTTGTAAATGGTGTAATAGCGTGGACTAGGGAAGTGACCGCTTTTTCTTCAGCCACAAGTTATGATAATAGCACACTAGCAGTGGTAAGAACAAATGAAGTTATTGATTACACTTATGTTAGTAGTGTATCAAATGTTCTTACTGCACATGCACAAAATGGCAATAATGATAATTCGGCACAACAAGCTATATTTGCACCGACAGCACTTGCATTAAGTCTCTTTAGATATGCACTTGTAACAGTTAGGGCAACAAACTATGCAAACTATGGTAATGGTTCAGCATCTATACAAGATACAGCTTTGTTCACTAATGCTACAACACAACAAAATGTTTATCAAACAGTTAAAATTCCATTAAGTAGTATTGGTAACATTTATGTTCGTGCAATCAATGGGTCATCTAATCCATCATATTTAACAAGTACGTCTATTGCAGTGGAAAAAATTGTATTAACCAATTCATAACAAAAGTGTGGTTTATATAGAAAGCAGGTGCACGCATGATAAGAATACAATTCAATGGTTCCTTATCCATGAAGCAAGCTGATTTCCGCATGGTAGATTCCAACACAGTGGAATTGACAGGGGATAAGATAAAGCCTGAAACAACAGGCTTCAAGGCTTACAGATTGAATGGGGAATTTTTAGGCGATTATTCCGACTACACACAGATAGTCGGTGAAGTAGACAACGGCTTCCTGTTTGGGAAGTAATACAAAAGATAACCGCACAATTTGCAGAAAGGCGGTTATTTATGAAGGGTGTAAGATTTGGGAACTATCATTCATGGGATGATTTTTCACTGATTCTTTCACAAAAGATAATAGGCACACCATCACCAAAAACGGAAACAATCGACATTCCGGGCGGTGATGGTGTTCTTGATTTAACAGACTTCTTTGGTGAAGTCAAATACAACAACAGGAACCTATCTTTTGAGTTTTCAACGATAGTTCCGCAATCAGAGTTTATGGACCTATTCACAAGGGTTCAGAATGCCTTGCACGGCCAAAAGATGCAGATTATCTTGGATGATGATGCAGAATGGCAGTATATAGGCAGAATCACGGTGTCAGAGTGGAAAGCAGAAAAGAGCATAGGAAAACTGACAATTGATTGCGACTGCGAACCATTCAAAGCAAGGCTTGGTGATACGGTTATATATCAGGAAGTGAACGGAACAGAAGCAACGGTTATTCTTCCGAATGGGATAAAATCGGTTGTTCCTTTAATCGACATAACCGGAAACATCAATTTGACATTCGGCACAAACTTTTGGGCATTGTCAGAAGGAAGATATGAATTGCCTGCGGTCCGGCTTGTAAATGGTGACAATACTATTTTATTAAGCGGTACCGGCACAGCAACTTTCACATATCGTGAAAGGGGGTTGTGATTATGTATCAGGTATTATGCGACAACTTCCTGCTATACAATGACCAAGTGGAAGGATATGAGATATTCAATCCAAAAGTGGAACTGGAACTGAATGAAATAGGCGGTTTTGATTTCACGATATATAACACGCATCCGAATTTTGACAATCTGAAAAGGTTAAAATCAATCATCCAAGTATATCAGGATGGTTTTTTAATGTTCCGGGGAAGAATCCTGAATGATACGCAGGGCTTTTACAACGAAAAAAATGTGGAATGTGAAGGGGAACTTGCATTTTTGGTTGATAGCATACAAAGACCTTATGATTTCACTGGAACACCTGCGGAATTGTTCACGCAGTTCATAACAAATCACAATGCCCAGGTGGATGCAGACAGACAATTCAAGGTGGGAAATATCACTGTCATTGATCCGAATGATTATATATCAAGAAGTGATTCGGAATATCCGAACACACTGGAATCAATCAGAAGCAAATTACTTGACACATTGGGTGGTTATCTATGGATTCGGCATGAAGCGGATGGGGTGTATATTGATTACCTGTCCGAACTGAATTTCCTATCACCGCAGACTGTGACCTTTGGGAAGAACCTTTTAGACCTGAAACGGCAGACAAAGGGTGAAGATATTGCAACGGCAATCATTCCGCTTGGGGCAAAGGAAGAAGGTGGTGAAAACCGCTTGACCATTGCATCTGTGAATAACGGTGTTGATTATGTGTATAACCAGGAAGCCGTGGACCGATATGGTTGGATTTTCAAGACAGTAAAGTTTGATGATGTGACATTGCCGGAAAATCTTCTTACAAAGGGCAATCAGGCACTTCATGAACAGATGCAGATGCTTTATACCATAGAACTGGATGCAGCAGACCTTGCAACAGTGGATAAAACGGTTGAATCCTTCCACTTGGGAACGCAAGTCCGGGTGACAACGGAACCGCACTCTATCAATCAATTATTTTTAGTGCGGAAACTGTCAATTTTATTACTTCAGCCTGCATCTAACAAAATGACCTTGGGTGATTCTTTTTACACCCTTACTGAACAAGCCCTGATAGGGCAAATTTCAACGGAAAACAGGTTGGTGGATATTTCTTCGGATTTAGAACAAAGGCTTGTAAATGGGCTTACAGAAACGGAAACAAAGTTGTCCGCACAAATCCTTGCTACATCCGAAAGCATCACCGCAACAGTGATGGATGAAGTGTACCTGAAGGGTGACACAGATGCATTGATTGAATCGGTCAATACGCAGATTACACAGACCGCAGAAGATATTGAATTTCGTTTCACTGAATTTTCCGCAGATGTGGATGCAGTCGCAGCAGGAACGGATGCAAGATTTGAAGAAATCAGCAAATATATTCGTTTTGTGGATGGCAACATCATCCTGGGGGAAGAAGGGAACACACTTACACTTCAAATAGAAAATGATAGGATTTCATTCCTTGATTCCGGCATTGAAGTGGCATATATCAGCAATAACAAATTGTATATAACGGATGGTGAATTTCTGCATTCATTAAGGCTTGGAAACTTTGCATTCATGCCCAGGGAAAGCGGAAATTTATCATTCGGTAAATTGTAGGGGGCAATATGGCAACATCAAGTGCAATGTCAACTACAAATGATAAAATCAAGTATAAAATTACGATTACGCAAAACAGTCAGAGTGTTGCAAACAATACATCAAATGTGACTGTATCAGTCAAGGTGTACAGAACCAACACAGGATATACCACTTACGGAACCGGAACAGTGTATTGCACCATCAATGGCACACAGTACACGGAAGGAATTACTTCTTCCGACAAGATAACCAATTCAGGCATTGTGGTATTCAGTAAAACACTGAACATTGCCCACAACGCAGACGGAACCAAAACATTGACAGTATCGGCACGGATCACACACGACCAATTCAGTTCAAGCAGTCAATCATATCCGCAGACATTGACCACGATTCCAAGGGCAACCACACCGACATTATCAGCTTCAAGTGTGAATATGGGTGCATCCGTAACAATCAACATGGCAAGGGCATCAAGCAGTTTTGACCATACCTTGACATATAAGTTCGGTTCTGCTACCGGAACAATCGGAAGTGACCTTGGAACATCAAAGGCCTGGACAGTTCCCTTGTCCTTGGCAAGTCAGATTCCGAACGGAACATCCGGCACTTGCACAATCACTTGCAAGACATATAACGGCAGTACATTGATAGGCACTAAGACGGTTTCCTTGACCGTGAAGGTGCCTTCTTCAGTTGTGCCGAGTATTTCTGCACTGACTGTTTCTGAAGCCGTTTCCGGGCTGAATACACAGTTTGGGGGCTATGTTCAGAACAAGTCAAAGCTGAAGGCAACAATCACCGCAGCAGGAAGTTATTCAAGCACAATAACAGCCTATAAAACAACCATTGCAGGAAAGAGTTATTCAGGAAGCAGTGTGACATCCGGTGTGATTACATCTTCAGGAACAGTGACCATTTCAACCACAGTCACGGATTCAAGGGGAAGAACGGCAACGAAAAGCACAACAGTCACAGTGCAAGCCTACACCGCACCGAAAATCAGCAAGTTTTCAGCGGTCCGCACGGATGCAGGGGTGCAGGTGGCAATGAATTTTTCGATTGCTTCCCTTGGGGAAAAGAATGCGAAGTCTTATGTGCTGTCATACAAGCCGAAAACAAGCAACACATGGGTGACATTAGCATCAGGAAGTGTGTATTCCTATAATTCCACACAGACTTTTGCAGAAGGCTTTTCTTCAGAAGCTTCCTATGATTTGCAGTTGACGGTCACAGATTATTTCGGGGAATCCGCAGCCGCAACAGCCTATGCGGAAATACCAACGGCCTTCACATTGCTTGATTTTAACGCAAGCGGAAAAGGGCTTGCATTCGGTAAGGTTTCCGAAATTGATAATCAAATGGAAATTGATATGGACCTGAACATCTACCGGAATATATTCATGGGCGGTAACAAAAGGGCAAATGATGAAAAGAATATGTACTTCCAAACAACAGAAGATTCAGAGTATGTGCATGATTGCAAGCTTTATGGTGGAAACGGTGCTTCTGTCACATCTATTGGATGTTGGGATTCTGCCCGGTCACACGGAATATGGCGGTATTTGAGCAGTACACAGAACCTTGTATTTGATGCCAATGTAAAGGTTACAAGGGCAAATGGCGGTGATGAATTTGTCACATCCGATCCGGTGACACACGGAAGCAGAACAGGCAAGGTTCACTTTTCAAACGGCCTTCTGATTCAGTGGGGTGTGGAAACCATCACACCTGTGACAAACACACCAACGGCAAAAGCGGTCAAGTTTTCCACTGCATATACATCTGTGCCAATGGTATTGACAACGGCAATCACAACGGTGCCTGGAACATCAGTGTCCGGGGATGCATCAGCAAACATCACAGTATCAGGATTTGATGCCTATGTCACACGAAACGGCACCACAAATACATCTGTGGGTTGGGTGGCAATAGGCTACAAAGCATAAAAAATAATATACGAAAGAAAGGGTTGAAAAATGACAATCACAGTATCATCAATCATCACATTTGCATCCTTACTGGGTGCATTAGCTTCTATTTTTGCGGTTTTATACAAAATTCTGAAATGGTTTGAAAAGCAACAGAAACAGGATGATAAAATCAAGGAACTGGAAGAAAAGCACAAAGAAGATGTAAAGGAAATCAGAGCAGAACAAAGGGTGATATGCACTGGGGTTCTTGCGTGCTTGGATGGATTGGTACAACTGGGATGCAATCATACTGTACCGAAAGCAAAAGAACTACTTGAAGAACATTTGAATAAAATTGCACATCAATAGTACAGGGGGCAGGCATAAAGCTTGCCCTTTTTTTATTTCCTTTAATATATGGAAACATATACAAAATAAACGAAAAAATATGCACATTTTGTCTATTTCGTCAATGGAAATATATGGCAACATATACTACAATGATATTGTAAATAACACATTGAACTTTTCGACATAGTAAAAAGGGGGCGGAATAATGGATTCAAAAAAATATAATTGCGTAACACCAAACAAAAAATGCGAAAAATGCTCTGAAAAATTTTTAAACAAGACGGAATGTCAATGCAAAAGTTGTCTTTTAAATGATATATGCGAACACGCATTAGACAAAAATTGTGCTATCAATTTATTGTGTACGAAGTATAGAAAAAGATAAAAAAGGGGTGGTGGAATAATGGGTGCGACATATACCAAGGCACAGGCAAAGGCCTCTGCCGAATATTTGAAGAAGCTTGATGAAATCAGGATCAGGATTCCAAAAGGGAAAAAGGATGAATATAAGCAGATGGCAGAAAGCAGCGGCAAGTCATTGAATCAGTTCATTATTGACAAGATAGAAGGACAGGAATAAAATCCTGTCCTTTTTGTTATTTTTGGGGCGGTACAGGCTTGACATACCAAGTGTAACCGCATCTTTGACAAACTGCCACATGCTTGATTTTATTGGTGGTTTTTGTGTTAGTTACAAGTGGAATTATAAGAATCAAACCGAATGTAAAACAAGCTAATATGATCCACAATAACCACTCAAAGCAACCTCTGTTTTGCGTTTCGGTTTCCGATACCACACTAACATTAAATCTATCGCAGCGACATCTAGGACATACCATATTATTTCCCCTTTCATCATTGGTTTTTAATAAAGTATAATACTTTAAAAAAACGATAAAAATTGACAAAATCCACAAAAAGACAAGAAGATTTTTGGCAATATTTCAATGTATAGCAAAGGGCAGGTTATTCCTGCCCTTTTTCCTATTTGCCTGAAGCATCTTTTATATAGTAAAACAATCGAAACAAGAAAACTGAATTTGAAGGAACACCCTTGTCCGGTTTAACGCAATTCATAAAGATGTTGTCGATTGTTTCTATATCACCGTGAAGCCATGCCACACTGATTGCATGACGGATTGCACGTTCTACCCTTGAAGGTGTGGTGTGATACTTCTTTGCTATATCAATATACAATCCTTTGGGGATAGGTGGGTGTTCTTCAGTCAATAATAGTTCTTCCGCATACGTTATATAGGAATAACCATATATGTTAGGGGGAATCCCTATTGATAATAATAATTCGTGAATTGGGCTTGTTAAACAAACATTTTGATTCATAATATTCCACCTTTCTGTGTTAAAAATTATATTGCAAAATAAATTTAATCCATATATTGACAAAAATAAATACTGCGTATAACATGAAAAATGTCGAAAAATGATGAATAGTGTGTCGAAAACAACACTGGGGGAATATATGCCTGCACAGATTATAAGCAAAAGATTACAAGAAATTCTGATTGAATTAGGATGGACCAAAGAAACACTAGCGGAAAAAAGCGGATTGCCACTTGAAACAGTTAAGAATATTTACTATGGAAGGACAGCCGATCCGAAGGCTTGCACTGTGTTGGCAATTGCAGAAGCAACAGGGCATAGTATGAACTGCCTTATGGGTAAATGCCCACACACACCGCAAGAAAAGGCAATATTGAGAAATTACCGGTCGTGTGGTCCGCATGGCAAGGCTATCATTGAACTGATTGCTAGATATGAAGCCGAAGCAGTTAAAAGTGACCGTGATGCACCCGGCAAACATAAAATCCCTTGCATGATTCCGCATGGTGATATTCACAAGGGAATAATATATGACACTTGCGAAACCGTGGAAATAGAAACAAGCACACCGGAAGCATATATCGGAATGCAAATGACAAGTAATGTCCTCGCACCGAAGTTCTGCAAAGACGATATTATTCTTTTTGAGAATCGGTTCCCTTCTGACGGTGAATATGCTGCATTCTTCCGTGACGGCAAGGCATACATCCGAAAGTTTGTTGAAGAAAATGGGCATTATCGTCTGAAATGCCTGCATCAGCAAGGGGAAGATATCGTTCTGAAGCGTATGGATGAAATACAATACATTGGCACCTGTTGTGGTGTAATTAGGACATAAAAAAATAGCCACCAATGCGGTGGCTATTCTTTATTTATCCTTTTATTTCTGCAAGCAATCCTTCAATAGTGACGGCACGAAGCAGATATTGAAATGAATTTGCTGCATCCTTTCCACGATATTCTTCATGCATTTCATAGCAATATGCAATTTCATTTTCCATGTGCGTGATAATTTCTTCAACTGTTTTCATTCTGATCTATCCCTTCAAATTGTTTTTTCCAAAAATCCATACATTCTTCTGAATTACCGTGTGGCTTGGAAGCAAGCCATTGAACAAGACAGCCTGCTTCTTTTTTGACTTCTGCCACCTTCCGGGCATTGATAGCATCCTGAATATCTTCAAAAACACCTATAAGATATTTTTTTGGACCTATTGATATTTCAGACCGCCACCTGTTTGTGTTGTTGTATCGTGAAATGCCTGGGCATCCCAGTTTGTTGCGAATGCCGATAGAATCATCAGCAGTGTGTAAAATTGTTACCTTGTTTTTAATTTCTCTTACCATTCTTTTTTCCTTTCCTTAAATTATACCAATCTATGAAATCACCGTGCTTTGCATGAAGTTCTGCTTCCTTCCTTATTTCAATCAGTTCAGGAATGCTGTCTGAATATCCCAGGAAATACTTCTTCCGTTTATGGTTGATTTCTGCCCTGTATTTCCCGGACCTTTTATCAAAATGGATGCCTGCATATCCGTTTTTGTTTTTCTTTCCACCTGAAGCATCACCGGTGGATATTATTGTAATTCCGTTATCAATTTTGAATTTCAATCTTCCCAATCCCTTCATTTTGTTGTAGAATGCTATTGCATCAAGGTTTGTCTGTGTTGCAAGTAATTATATTTGAACAAAGCGAGATAAAAACACTTGCACATTAAGACATCAGAAAGCCCAATGTATTCTGATGTCTTCACCGTCAATTTCCACCTTTTCAATGAGAGTGGACACAGCACCGTGTATCTTTTGGCAATCACCTTCAATCAGCACTTCTTCAAACGCATCCACAAGGGAAATGATTTCTTCTTTTGAAATAGGTGCTTCCGGCACTTCAATAGATTCCAATTCCTGTTCAAGTGATTTCTTTTCATCATTCAGCGGTTTGATTTTTCCACCGATTGCATCCAAGTCCATTCCACCGACAGAATACAAATCCATAAATCTTGAAATTTGGCCATCTATCTGCTTGATTCTATCTTCAATCATGCCGATTCTGTGTGAATTGTCCACACTGTCCTGAATAGCCGGAATGTATGTTGGTTCTGATTTCAGTTTGCGAATCTCATTGAATACTATTTCATCAAGGATATTGTCACGGTAGTTCTTATTTTTGCAATTCGGATCTTTGATATATTTCTTGTCACCCTTACTGCGTGAATAACAAGTGTAATAATTTCTTCTTGAACCATCCTTATTGTTTGCACCGGACCGGAAGTGATACCTAGAACCGCAGTGTCCGCAATATATCATACCGCCAAGGGGTGATTTGTATGCCTTGCCGATTTTTCTGTTTTCATTTGCTTTTTCACGTTCTGCAATAATCTTCTGTGCTTTGTCGAATACTTCCCTAGTGATAATTGCTTCATGCTGTCCTTCATAGATTTTGCCCTTGTGGACTATTTCACCAATATAGATTCTTCTTGAAAGCATTCCACGGATGGTTTGTTCTTTCCATTCACCATACTTGGTGCGGTAGCCTTTATCGTTTAGAGTTGTCATAATAGTGAAAATCGGCATTCTGTTATTGAATAATTCAAACACTTCACGAACCTGCATTGCTTCATAATCATTTATTTCAAGGATGCCTTTGTCCAGGTTGTAATCATAGCCGGTAGGGATAAAGCCACCGCCACGGAACTTGCCTTCTTTTGCCCTTCCTTCTTGACCATCCATCATTCTTTCTTTGATTCGGCTTCTTTCCAGTTCTGCGAACACCGCAAGAATACCTACCATTGCTTTGCCGAATGGTGTAGATGTATCGAATGCTTCATTTCTTGATACGAAAGCAACACCATTTGCATCAAATACCTTTTGAATCATATAGAGTGTGTCAAACTGTGAACGTGAAAGTCGGTCAAGCTTATCCACCAAAACAATATCTGCATGGCCTGCTTCAATTTCCTGAATCATTTGATTCATAGCAGGGCGGTCAAGACTTCCACCGGAATATCCATCATCAGTATAAATCTTTACAAGCTGCCATCCCATTGCATCACAGTATTTTTGAAGCCTTTCAATTTGCTGCGGAATGGAATAACCTTCTTCTGCTTGATGAGCCGTTGACACCCTTACATATACGAATACACGTTTTTTTAACATTTTTTTAACCACCTTCTATTTTTCGACAAAATATATTTTTTGGTTGTGCTATAACAATAATGCAACAATTACCATTGTTCAGAATTTAGTAATTTTGTATAATATATTCAGAACATTTGTTCTTCCCCGGTTGAAAGGAGTTTTCGCATGAAAGAAGAATACATAATTAGAATTGTTGAATTATTGAATCAATGCAATGATATTTCCCTTTTGGATTTAATCTTGCGATTACTTCAAAAAAGCAGATAACATCTGTTTGACACCAAGAATTTTTCCCTGATCCAATTCATTCAGGGTTTCAACAAGAGATAAAAAGTCGGCATCTGTCCGAAGCCTTATTATGACATCAGCAATGATGTCATTTTTTTCTTGCATTTCTTTTCTTTCTTCATCCTTTTCTTCAATTAAATCAGACTTTAATATCCCAAAATAATCTGCAAGTATTTCAATTTTATCAATCCTTGGGTATTTCTTGGCCTTTATCCAATCATTCATTGTTGGTGCGGACACACCGACAATATCAGCCAGTTCCTTTTGCGTTTTGCCTTTTCGTTCCATATAATAACGAAGGTTTCTTGCAAATACTTCCTTTGACCATGCTGCCATTCGCATTCACCACCTTTCCTTTGTATAACTAAATTTTACACCATATTAGCTAAAAAGTAAACGAAAATAGTTAAAAAATTAGTTTTAAGCTATTGACAAAATTATTGCAATATAGTATTCTGTATTCAACGATTAGCTAAAAGCTAATTGAAATATGAAAGGAAGGTGAATATATGCCGAAGATTACATTGAATGCAGCAAGGGTGAACGCAGGATTCACGCAAGCTGATGTTGCGAAGAAAATCGGTGTGGCGGTTTCTACTATAAGAAACTGGGAAAGCGGAAAGACTTTTCCGAAACAGCCTGCCATTGAACAGATGTGTGATCTATATGGGATTCCGTATGACAACATCAAGTTCAATATATAATTTATATTTTTTTATCACACGATTAGCTAAAAGCTAATGGAAGGGGAAACAGATGGCAATAATACACATTTTCAAAGATGGCACTACAACAAAAGAATTAAAAGATGTGTATGTACCAAAAGAGAAGGTTGCAGAAGTAATTGCAATCGCACGTTGTAAACCAACGAAGGAAGGGGTGAAGAAATGAGAAGAAGAAAAATGCATCCAATAATTAAAGCGGTTACATGGTTTTTGATTGCGGTGTTCGTCATATCAGGTTGCAGCATTGATTCAGCATCTTGGTTGCCGTACATACTGACATTTGCATCAATGGTGGGCTTGGCAGTGATTGCATGGATTCACGGCATATTCAGTTATTAGGAAGGGGAAGGAAAATGGAATATTACACAGACAATCCGGTTGCTGATTATGACAGATTCGCAGCGGACCAGGAAAAGGAACTGAACAGGCTTCCGTTGTGCAGTGAATGTGGTGAACGCATTCAGGATGATGAATGTTGGGTGATTGAAGAAGAAATCTATTGCCCGGAATGTGCGGACAAGTTATTCCGCAAATGGACTGAAGATTATTTGGATCAGTAGAACACAAAAGATACCTACACAAAAAATATAGAAGGGTATCTATGGTAAGGAATTTTTACATAAAAGGCAACATTGACGGAAGAAGAACGAATCTATCAGGTGGACCAAGCAGGAAAGATGGTGGAATGGTTCTGACACTCACACAGAGAAACAACGGCAGTATTGAGAATTGTGCATCCATTGAATGCTTTGCAGATGGTGACAATCTCAAAACAATTATTTATGACAAGGCAGGCAATGTTGTTTTTGAAAATATAACAGATAGGTAAGAAGGGATAAGAAGAAATGAAACTATTGTCTTTGTTTTCAGGTATAGGAGCCTTTGAAAAGGCACTTGACAACTTGGAAATGCCGTATGAATTGGTTGCCTATTGCGAAATTGACAAATACGCATCCAAATCATATTCAGCAATACACGGTGTGCCGGAATCAATGAACCTTGGGGATATAACCCAAGTGGATGAAAAGGCACTGCCGAAAGACATTGACCTTGTGACATACGGATTCCCTTGCCAGGATATTTCCTTGGCAGGTAAGCAGAAGGGCTTATTCAATGAAGATGGAACACAGACACGTTCGGGGTTGTTCTTTGAAGCATTACGCATTATCGAAGAAACACAACCAAAAGTTGCCATTGCGGAAAATGTGAAGAACCTTACATCAAAGAAGTTTGCATTGCAATTCGGCATTGTTTTGGATTCGTTAGAAAAGGCAGGATACAACAACTATTGGCAAGTGCTGAATGCGAAGGACTACGGCATTCCACAGAACAGGGAAAGGGTGTTCATTGTATCAATCCGCAAAGATATTGACACAGGATGTTTCCAATTCCCTAAAGGCTTCCCTTTGGAATTACAACTGAAGGATATGTTGGAACAAACCGTTGATTCTAAGTATTACATTGAAACACCTTTTAATGAATATCCGGACCATACTTGTAGAACTATCAAAAATCAGTATTACAAAAATTCTAATGCTAATTTTTTGCTGAAAACAGCAAGGGGTGCAACAGGTGTTGGAATTATGGTAAGGGAAGCAACCAAACAAGGTTATGCAGAAGCATATGAAGGTGATTCCATCAACCTTGAACAGCCAAACAGTAAAACACGAAGGGGAAGGGTTGGACACGGTGTTGCCCAAACACTGACTACTTCACCGCAGCAGGGGGTGGTTATAAATGCAAATGTATGATGTTGAAATAAAAGAAACTTATAAATGCACGGCAACAGTAATGGCAGATTCTAAAGAACAGGCTATTGAGATATGTAAAAACCTTTATGAAACAGGTGTGCTTGAACTTGATTCTGAAGATATTTCAGAAACTGAATATTTGATTTGTGAGGGGGGTTCTTGACATGAATGCAATAGAAGATCTGCAAATCCGCAAACTGACACCGAAGGAATGCTTCAGACTTCAAGGCTTTGATGATGATTCATTCCATAAAGCAGAAGCCGTGAACAGCAACACGCAGCTTTATAAACAAGCAGGCAATTCCATCTGCGTTCCGGTGGTGGAATATATCATGAAAGCACTGATTGATGCAGGTGTGTTCGGTGGCGAGCCGAAGCCCTATGAATTAGCAGAAGGGCAGATAAATTTCACGGACTGTGCGTCTTTTGATAGATACATAGAAACATATTCAAGGGGGTAGGAAGAATGTACGAATTAACACTAACAGCAGCCGGGTATAACAGAATCAATTTTGTGTCAAATGATTTATCAGAACTGACACATTTCTTGATTGTTGCTATGAGATTATCAGAAGGCAAAATCGAAGCAAAAATATCATTGGCAGAAAAGGAAGGTGAAGAAGAATGCAGTTTAGAAAATTAACGGCAGAAGAAATTGATTGCAGAATATCAACGTGCAATCAGTGGGGTGTGGGGCTTCTTTTATACAAGGATGCTAGATGCGATCAGAACATCCTTGATGAAACAGTGGGGCCTATGAACTGGATGCGACATCACACCAGGGACAATGCAAATTGTATTGTTGCCATTTGGGATGAAAAGAAGAAACAGTGGATTGAAAAAGAAGATACCGGAACAGAATCCTTTACAGAGAAGGAAAAGGGGCTTGCATCAGATTCGTTCAAACGTGCCTGCTTCAACTGGGGAATTGGAAGGGAACTATACACTGCACCGAATATGTTCGTATTAAAGAAGGACCTGAAAACACTTGAAGAATACAACGGCAAGTGGACCTGCAAGGACAGCTTCAAGGTGACGGAAATTGAGTATTCCGAAGATAAGATTGTATTTGTCAAGATTATGAATCTGAAAACAAATGAATATATCGAATTTGGACAGCCTGCCCAGGCACACGCAGAACAGAAGAAGATTGAAAAATCAGTCATTTCCGAAGTGAAGCTGAAGGCACTGATTGCAAGATGTGACAAGGAAGGTGTCGATACCGGCAAAATCCTGAAACTTTACAAGGTAAGCAGCCTTGCAGACCTTACGGAAAAGCAGTATGCAAACATCAACGAACACTGGGACAAAATCAAGGGTGAATAGGTATGGAATTTACAGGACAGATTCAGAACGTGTCAAGAGATTGGCAAACAGGACAATATCATATCACATTCACGGTGAACGAAGCCGGGGCAATCAATGAAGTAAATAATATCAAGGATTGTGAAAAACTGAATATCCGGGCGGTGAAGTACCGGAACAAAAGAAGTCTTGATGCAAATGCCTATATGTGGGTGCTTCTTCAGAAGATGGCTGACAAACTACACCGAGATAAATGGGGCATATACCTTGATATGCTTGGACAATATGGTGTTTTCACACACATAATCGTGAAACCACACATGGTTGAAAAAGTCAAGAATGAGTGGCGAGCCGTGAAAGAACTTGGCGAAGTGTGTGTGAACGGAACCACAGGCATTCAGCTTCAGTGTTATTTCGGTTCAAGCACCTATGACACAAAAGAAATGTCAGTGCTGATTGATGGTGTGGTATCAGAAGCAAGGGAACTGGGCATTGAAACCCTGCCACCGGAAGAACTGGAAAGGATGAAGGCACAATGGGGAAATTAAAGAGATTGCACAGCGTATTCACTGACGATATGGACCATTGTATGTACACCGGAACGGCACCTGTGGAAAGACATCATATATTCGGTGGTCCAAACAAAAAGCGAAGTGAGAAATACGGCTTTATTGCTCCATTAAGGCCCGATTTACACCCGAATGGAGTATTTGCCGGGCAGAGTGCAAAAGCCGTTGATATGGCCCTAAAAATGAAGGCACAGACCTATTATGAAGAACATTATGGAACAAGGGAAGACTTCATCCGTGAATTTGGAAGAAGTTATCTATAAGAAGGGAGTATATAACATGAATAAAGTAATTTTAATGGGTAGATTGACAAGGGATCCGGAAGTTAGATATTCGCAGGGGGAAAATCCCACTGCCATTGCAAGATATACCCTTGCAGTAGACAGACGATTCAACCGCACCGAAGACAACAATGCAGATTTTATCAACATTGTGGCATTTGGTAAAGCCGGGGAATTTGCTGAAAAGTATTTGAACAAAGGAACCAAGGTTGTTGTGACAGGCCGTATTCAAACAGGCAGCTACACCAACAAAGACGGTCAGAAGGTATATACAACAGATGTTATTGCAGAAGACCAGGAATTTGCAGAAAGCAAGAACAACGGTGGCAATTCAAACCAGGCTGAAACACCTGCACAGGGTACAGATTTTATGTCCATCCCTGATAATTTGGTTGAAGAATTGCCGTTTAACTAGGGGGAATCAGTATGAAAACACTTGTAATTGAAGGGCAGCTTCCGAACCTGAATGACTATACCAAGGCTTGCAGAACTCACAGACAGGTGGGGGCAAGAATGAAGAAGGAAGCTGAATACATAGTCACCGCATACATATTGAAACAATTAAAAGGTGTTCATTTTGATGGCACGGTGGAATTGTCCTTCAGATGGTATGAACCGAACAAGAAACGTGACCTTGACAACGTATGCTTTGCAAAGAAGTTCATCCTGGATGCACTTGTCAGCAACGGAATAATCGTTGCTGATGGGTGGAAGGGTGTCAAAGGGTTCACAGATAAGTTTTTTGTAGATAAAGAGAAACCGAGAATTGAAGTTGATATAAGGAAAGCAGGTGAATGATTTGGAATACATAAGCGAAAAACCAATACTAGATGCTTGTTGTGGAAGTAGAATGTTTTGGTTTGATAAGGACAATAAAAATGTGATTTTTGCGGACAACAGGGAACTTCAAACTGAATTATGTGATGGAAGAACCCTTATTGTATCACCGGATATAAAAATGGATTTCAGAAATATGCCTTTTCCTGATAATTCATTCAAAATAGTTGTTTTTGATCCACCGCATTTAATTCATGCCGGGGAAGAATCATGGCTTGCAAAGAAATACGGTATTTTACCAAAAGAATGGAAACCGTACATAAACAAAGGTTTTTGTGAGTGTATGCGTGTTTTAGAACCGTATGGGGTTTTAATTTTCAAGTGGAATGACCAACAAATAAAACTATCTGAAGTTTTGGCCACAATTGATTTCAAGCCGTTATTCGGTGATAAACGCACGAAAACACATTGGTTAGTTTTTATGAAAGAAGGTGCAGACAATGAGTAAATCAAAAGAATTGAAGAACACAACGGCCATTGTTAAGGATTTATTGATTAACAATCCGAATACAAGAAACAGTGATGATTATTTGTATTACAAGGTGTGTGAAAGAATAGCACCTGAATGTATCAATAATAAGTTTTGGTATGTGTTATTGAACCGCAAACAATACGGACTGCCTGCATTTGAGAGTGTACGCAGAAGCAGACAGAAATTGCAGGAAACATACCCTGAACTTGCAAGCAATGGCAAAGTGGAAGGTTACAGAGCATTGCAGGAAGAATTATTCAGAGATTACGCAAGGGGCGGTGTTTAAGAATGGCAGAAGTTAAATGGATCAAGATAACAACAGATGTATTTGATGATGAAAAGATACTTCTGATAGAAAGCCTTCCTGATGCCTATTCCATTATCGTGGTATGGTTCAAGCTTTTATGCCTTGCCGGGAAACAGAACAACAGTGGTGTGTTTATGATGGGGCAGATGCCCTATACAGATAAAATGCTTGCAACAATATTCAGGATGAAGGAATCAACAGTCACAATGGCACTTCAGACATTTGAACAGTTTGGAATGGTTGAAATTGTTGACGGTGTTATCACCATTCCGAACTGGGGGAAGCATCAGAACCTGGACCAGTTGGAAAATAAAAAGGCATATATGCGGAATTATATGAAAGAATACCGTGAAAAACAGAAGGCTTTAACGTGTAAAGATAACTGTAAAACTAACAATAAAGCTAATGTTAGCCAGGCAGATAAAGAAGAAGATAAAGATAAAGAAAAAGAATTAGATAATAATATATTATCCGCTTCTGACGAACCGGAACCGCACGCACCTAAAAAAACTAAGCCTGTTAAACACAAATATGGTGAATATAAGAATGTCCTTCTTACTGATGAAGAATTGCGGAAATTAAAGACTGAATATTCTGATTATGAAGAACGCATTGAAAGACTATCTTCCTATGTGGCATCCACCGGGAAGAAGTATAAAAGCCATTATGCAACCATTAGGAACTGGGCAAGGAAGGACAAGGAACAGAAGCCTGTCAGAAAAGAGATAGTTCCCAAGTGGATGCAGGGTGAAAAGCAGAACTATGATTTTGATGAACTGGAAAAGGAATTTGACACCGTAACAATTAAGGATGATCCGGCACTTGCGGAAAGAGCAGAAGCACTGAGAAGGGAATTTCAAAATGGATAAATTTTTATGGATGGCAGTTACACCGGATGAATTGGAATTGCCCATGGCGGTTGCAGACACCGCAAGGGAACTGACCGCAATGCTTGGGTTGAAGGGTAATATGGTGGCAAAGATGTACTGTATGACCAATCAAGGAAAAATCAAAAACCATTACAAATACAAGATTGTAAAAGTAGAAGTATGAAAGGGGAAGTTATGAAAGCAAGAACATACCTGGAACGCATAAAGAAGCAGGATGCACAGATTGATGCAATGATTGAAGAAATCGCAACACTGGATGCCGTTGCAAAGAAAACCACTTCAGTAATGGGCGGTGATAGGGTGCAGGCATCCACTTCACAACAGAAGATGGCTGATACGGTTGAAAAAATAGTGGAACTGAAGGCAAAACTGAATGCAGAGATTGACAGCTTCATTGATTACAGAAACGAAGCCCTGAAATTGATAGAAATTTCCTGTGATGCGGATTGCTATAAACTTCTGCACAAACGGTACATAGGAACCCATGACAGCGAGAAGGAACGCATCATTTTTAAGACTTGGGAACAGATTGCCGTTGAAATGAATTTCACTTACAAATGGGTTTCAGGCGGATTGCATCAAAGGGCCTTATCCCAGGTGCAGAAGGTACTTGATGAAAGGGGTGCAGCGGACAATGCATGAAGCATTAAATGAAAACTACAAGGCAATATTGGAACTGGATAAAATCCTGACTGAAAAAGGAATACCGCACGAATTATTAAGAATTTATGACGGTTGGAAAATCGCATATCCAAACAATGAAGAATGTATCTTTGATGTGGTTGAACACAGCGGAAGCTATGGAAACAGATTGGATTTAATGGAAGCCTATGGACAAGGTATTCATGATGTTGAAGGGTGGCTTAATGCTGAAATGGCATTGGCACGCTTTGAAAGAGTGCATCAGGAAGAAGGTGTCTTATGAACATAATATGCTTCATAGCCGGATTGATTATAGGTATTGTTGGCCTTCTGTTCATGCAGGGGGCAAGTAAGACAAGCAATGAATATGAATTATTCACGGAAGGCTACACCGCAGGATTGCGTGAACACAAAAAAGAGATACCGAAGAAGCCCAGGGAAGATGTACTTGGTTACAGATGCCCGGTATGTGACACGCAGGTGTGGGGGCTTGTATCAAAAATGAACTATTGCGGTGAATGCGGAAACCGGATGGATTGGGGGAATGATGATGAATGAAGTTGATTTGATGCCGTGTCCGTTTTGTGGTGGGAAAGCAAAATTTAAAACATACGATTTGAAAGGTTATCGTGATAGTTACGAGTATGTTGTCGAATGTGATAATTGCAATATTCGATTTAGAGAATATGACGTATACCAAAGTGCAAACGAAGCAAAGCAAACAGTTATTGGCAAATGGAACACACGCAAGCCTATGGATGAAGGCATTGAGAAGTTAAAAGAAGAAATGGTGTTTTACGAACAAATAAAGAAAGAAACAGAAGAAAAAGATTACAGGTACCTTTATCACAAAATTGCAGAAGCATACGGAAAGGCCGTTGTTATTATGCATAAAAGCAAGTGGCAAGAAAGGGGGGCAGATGATGAATTGCACAATTAAGTGCTGCAAGGATTGCACGGATCGGCAAGAAGGTTGTCATTCCACCTGTGAAACATACAAAGCAGAAAAGGAACAATGGGACAATCTCAGGCGAGAAGAAAAAGCAAGGCAGCGGCAAGAATATTGTCGGATGAATGCCATTATGGAAGGCAAGCGAAGAATGATGAAGAAAAAGAAATGGGGGTAGGAAATATTGATTAAAAAAGCCAGTGAGTGTCGAAAAGGTGCAAATATTCGACCATGTCCCTTTTGTGGGGAAAAAGAAGAAATTTATATTGAATCCCGTGATGCTGTTGATGGTGTGAGGTATCGCATCTTATGTGCCAACTGTATGTGCATGATAGATAGAGGATGGGACCAACAATATGGTGAATTAATTGATATGTGGAATAACAGGAAGGAGTAGTTATGACGGAGAATCAGGCAATTAAAATAATTAAGCAGGAAAAACAATGGGAATCTAATGCAAGGATATGTGATGCCTTTGATATGGCGATCCAAGCCCTTGAAGAAATCCAACAGTACAGAGAAATGGAACAGCGTTTAAAAAACATATACGGAGAATGTGACGGACTTCTTGAAGTGGTTATAAGCAGTCTTGAAAGACACGAAAATCTTGAATTGCCAAGCATTACAGTAAAATCAATGTTGCTTACTGATGAAGATGTTGATATGTGGGAAGAATACAGAGCAATCGGCACAGTTGAAGGCTATAAGCGAGCCATCGAAACATCTAAAGAAAACTATCTTTTGTATGCGGAATATAAAGAAAAAGTGCAGGAATTTGAAGCAATCGGCACTATTGAAGAATTTAAGGCGTTGAAAGAGAAGAATACTCCGATGAGACTTGCCGAACATAATTTCCAAGATGAAGTACACCATTACTTGTGTCCGAGTTGCAGAAATATTGTAAATTGCAATCAGAATTATTGTGAAGAGTGCGGACAAGCATTAGAAACTTGATTGGAGTTAGCAAGTTACCGGCAAATTAAAAATGCACGGAAACATAAGGATTTTTACAGTTTTGATATGTTTTGTGCAAGTTATCAGCAAGTTAGAAAGGAGAAGATATGGGATATTTAACATACAAAGAGAAAAGTTTATTATTTTCGGCATTAACAAGAGAAGAAAAAGTTTGCAAAGATAACGGATTTGATAATCTGATTCCGGTTGTAAAATCTCTTGAAAGAAAATTCTACTATGACCGATTTGAAAAGGAAATCCGAAACAAGGCCATTGATGAAATGGTAGATGGCATAAGAGAGATATTAGAGTGCAATGCAATATACAACATTGATTGTATTTCAACATTAGCAGAGCAGATGAAAGGCGGTGCGAAATGAGTAAAGCAATGTTAGTTATGGATATGCCGAATAGTTGTGATGAATGCGATGTTATATGCACACAGTATTACAAGGCAATCAAAGATGAAAATTTTGAGAATGATATGAAGCCTAAATGTTGTCCTTTGCGTGAAGTACCGCAGAAACCGGATTTCAGAAAGGCAAAAACCGAAACAGTTATGAATTGGATTGAAGGCTATAATGCTTGTATAGACGAGATTATGAAGGGAAGTGAAGAAAATGAGATTGATAGATGCGGATGATTTGATTAAAAATGGCTTTGAAGTACACACCAAAGAATTTGGAACAGTTTGGGTTGTCGGAGTAGATGCAATCGAAGCACAGCCCACCGCCTATGATGTGGAAAAGGTTGTGGCAGAGTTGGAAAGCAGAAAAGAACTATTGAATATAGCAAAGATGCCGAACACACAAAAGAACGTAGGACAAAATGCGTATAATATTGCAATCGACATAGTAAAGGCAGGTGGGGTGGAATGAACGAAAAGATTAGTGCGGTATCACCGAATTATGAAGCAGAATGCAAAAGATTAACAGAAAAGATTGAATGTATAAAAGCAAAATACTGTGAAGAAAATGACAGTTTGAAACGCAGAATTGCAGAACTTGAACATGATTTGATGATTTATGAACAGAAATGGTCTGTTATTCAGTTGATTTTTGGAAAGTAGGTGTAAAATGAATCCATTTAAAATATTCGCAAAGAAAAGTAAAAGCGACAAAAAGCAGTTAAAAGAATTAAAAAAATATCCTTGTGATTGCTATTTAAGTAATGCTTTGTATTTTATAGAAATAGGCGAAATAGATGTCGCATACAAAGAAATATGCTATGCGATTTTAAGAAGCGGTGGAAAGCTAACTGATTCACAGCTTAAAAAATTTAACGAATTGAGAAACGAGCGAGGTGTAACATGCAGGGATTTATAGAAAAGCTGATTGGTAGGTTGGAAGAAGAACAAAACAAGCAAGAAGAATTTTATCATAAAGTTTTAGATGATGGTAATTTGCTTTGTATTTATGATGCATCTGACATGACGGAAGCGGAAATAGATGAGATAAAAAAAGTAATTCAAATCGTCAACCAACTTGCAGAAGAACACAAGGGCGGTTGGATTCCTTGCAGTGAGAGGTTGCCCGATGATGGTGTAAAAGTATTGTGTTATGGAAAAAGTGCTTTGGGTAGGATGCGGTATGAAGTATCATTCTATTCTCACAGTTTAGAATGGTGGAATTGTTCATCAATTTCATATGTTCTCGCATGGCAACCACTTCCTGAACCATACATAGAAAAGTGAAAGAGTGGGTAGAAGTTCCTATTTTATCTGTGATATTATTATAATGGCAAAATGAAAGAGTTGATAGAAGTTGATATTCACAATGTGTTATTATTACAGTGGAATAACAAGGACATAACCAAAACGGTTGTGTCCTTTTATTATGCAATCAAAAGGAAAGGGGTGTTGCAGGATGGCAGAATTGCAGAATGCAAGACATGAGAAATTCGCACAGGGAATTGCAAGCGGACTGTCACAAAGAAAAGCATACAGGGCAGCATTCCCAAATTCGCAGAAGTGGAAAGATGAAACAGTGGATGTGAAAGCATCCGAATTGAAAAAAAATGATAAGGTTTTGGTAAGGCTTGAAGAATTGGCACAAAAGTCAAGTAATGATGCCATTATGGATGCAGCAGAACGGAAAGAATGGTTGACAATGGTTATAAAAAACGCAATGGAAGAAACAAAAGACAAATTGAAAGCTATTGATTTGCTGAATCGTATGGATGGCACATATATCACAAAGGTAGAAGTAGATGCAAACATCAATGTGACAGAGAAAGTCAGAGAAGTGGAAAACTATATCAAGGGCAAACGGTCAGATGAATAGTGAATCAAAAGAATATTTGGATCAGGTAATGGACGAACCATATAAGATAGGTCAGTGGTTAGGATTTGAAGATTTAACGGAACTGCACAATGAATGGTTGAAGTTGATGATGTTTGCGGAAGAAGATGAAACATTACTTGCACACCGTGGTTCATACAAAACAACCTGCCTGTCCATTGCTATTGCATTATTGATGTTGATTTTCCCAAATCTCATTATCATATTCATACGAAAAACGGATGATGATGTGAAGGAAGTTGTGCAACAGGTGGCAAAGATATTGAAAAGTGATGTCATACAGTTGTTTTCAGTGAAGATATATGGAATCCGGCTTGAATTGGCGGAAGAATCAGCATACAAAATAACCACTAATCTAATGACATCCACAAAGGGCGCATCACAGCTTCTTGGTTTAGGTATCAAAACATCAATGACAGGTAAACATGCCGATTTGGTAATCACTGATGATATTGTGAACCTGAAAGACAGAGTATCAAAGGCGGAAAGAGATTATATAAAAACTGCATATATGGAATTGCAGAACATCAAGAACCGTGGCGGTAGAATACTGAACACAGGAACACCATGGCACAAAGAAGATGCAATCACAGATATGCCGAACAAACACATATATGATTGTTATAACACAGGGCTGATTTCAAGGGATAAGTTGGAAGAAATACGACAATCCATGACATCATCCCTTTTTGCTGCCAATTATGAGTTGAAACATATAGCAGATGCGGATGCATTGTTCGGAAATCCAACATTTACGGACAAGGAAGAACTGATACACAACGGCATTGCACATATTGATGCTGCATATGGCGGTGAAGATAGCACGGCATTCACCATTATGAAAGAACGCAACGGAAAGCTTATTACATTCGGCAAGAAATGGGATAAACACGTTGATGATTGTATGGATGAGATTTTGCAGTATTGTGATTATTACCTGGTAGGCACAATTCATTGTGAAGATAACGCAGACAAGGGTTATTTGAAAAAGGAAATCAAGAACCGGGGCAGATTTGCTAATGGGTATCACGAAAATATGAATAAATACATCAAAATCAGTACCTACTTGAAGAAGTATTGGAAAGATATTGAGTTCATAGAAGCAAGTGATCCTGAATATATCAATCAGATTTTAGATTATACAGAAAACGCAGAACATGATGATTCACCGGACAGTTGTGCAAGTCTTGTTCGCATTATAAGGGGCAAAGGAAAATGGTTAATATAGAAAGGCGGTGCAAAATTGCTTGATATAAAAGAAATTGAACAGTTTATCAATGATGATGCGACATCAGAAAAGAAGATGCACGCAAAGAAGGGGCAGGAATACTATGAAGGCCTGCACGATATACGCAATTATAGGCTATTTTACTATAATGCAGACGGAAACCTTGTGGAAGATAAGACAAGAAGCAATGCAAAGATTTCACATCCGTTCTTCACAGAATTAGTGGACCAGGCGGTGCAGTATATCTTATCCGGCAATGATGCCTTTATCAAGTCGGATATTCCTGAATTACAGACGGAATTGGACAGATACTTCAATGATGATGAAGATTTCATTGCAGAACTGTCCGAAGTATTGACCGGATGCCAGGCAAAAGGCTTTGAGTATATGTTCGCATACAAGAATGCAGAAGATAGAACGGCATTCCAGTGTGCTGATTCAGTAGGTGTCCTTGAAATCAGAGAAAAGGACACAGATGCCCAGGCGAAATACGTTATTTATTGGTATGTTGACAGAGTAGACAAGGGCAAGAAGAAAATCACAAGGATTCAGGTATGGG